CTGACAAGAATCCATTCATTCCATTGAGGTTCTCCCGGATTGACGGAGAGAGTTATGGTCGTGGTTATGTCGAAGAATACTTAGGTGACCTACAGTCACTTGAGGGACTCACTCGGGCCATCGTTGAGGGATCAGCGGCAGCGGCCAAGGTGATGTTCCTGGTGAATCCTAATGGCACTACACGGGCCCGGACGTTAGCTGAGAGCCCTAGTGGTGCTATCGTCCAAGGCAACGCTGCTGATGTAACAACACTACAACTAAACAAGGTGAACGACTTCAGGACCGCCCAAGCGTCGATCCAAGTGATCTCTGACCGACTCGGTTCGGCCTTCTTGCTTACCTCGGGTGTTGTGCGTAATGCTGAGCGAGTGACTGCCGAGGAGATACGTATGCTTTCACAGGAGCTCGAGTCGGCCCTTGGAGGGTTGTATTCGTTGTTGTCAACTGAGATGCAGATGCCCTTTGTCAACAGGCTCATGGATGTCATGAAGCGCAAGAAGAAGCTTCCTGCCCTCCCTAAGGACGTAGTGAGCCCAGTGATTATCACAGGGGTCGAGGCGCTAGGCCGAGGGAACGACCTCCAGAAACTTGACTTGTTCCTTGCAGGCGCAGCGCAAGTGGTAGGTCCACAAGCTGTTGCTGAGTTTGTGAATGTTGGAGAATATTTCCAGAGGCGAGCAACCTCGTTAGGCATCAAGACCGCTGGACTCGTTAAGAGCCAGGAAGAGATGCAAGCTGAACAACAACAAGCCCAACAGATGGCTATGTTGCAGCAAGTAGCACCTCAGGGCATTAAGGCCCTTTCTGACCAATCTATTGAACAACAACGGCAACAAGGGGCACCTGAACCCGAATAATAAATAAATGGCCGAACTACAAACCAGCACGATGGTAAGTCCGTCAGTGCAAGAACAAGAAGCAACTGATACTACAGAAGCAATGGCCCAAGCTTGGGATGACAAGCAGGAGGCACTACAACAAGAACTCGGGGATGGCTTAGCGCCTGAGCCCGAGGAACAAGCACAGGACCGCCCTGAGTGGCTCCCTGAGAAGTTTTCAAGCCCAGAAGACATGGCGAAAGCCTATGGTGAACTAGAGTCGAAGCTTGGCAATCCCACTGAGGAACCAACCGAGACCGCTGAGCCGTCTGAGGCATTTCAATCAATTAACCAAGCCACTGAGGAGTTCATGGAATCAGGGACACTCAGTGACGATACCTTCAAGTCACTGGAGGGCTCAGGGCTTCCTCGTGAGCTCGTTGAGTCGTATATAGCTGGACAACAAGCAATCGCTGAGAGTCAGACCGCTGCCGTCTTTGAGGTTGCAGGAGGCCAAGAGAACTACGCAGCGATGACTGAGTGGGCCAATGAGTCCCTCGATGAGTCCTCGGTAGATGCGTTCAACCAGATCGTTGAGAAAGGAACCATTGACCAAGCTAAAGTAGCAGTCCAAGGTCTCTACGCTCAGTATCAATCGGCCAGTGGGGCAACCCCTACGCTCGTCCAAGGGAACACCTCGGGCAATGCAGTGGCTCCGTTTGGTTCGTCCAAGCAAGTCAGCATGGCTATGCGTGACCCCAGGTATAACAGTGACCCCGCGTATCGTAACGAGGTCCAACGACGCCTTGCAATCTCTGACGTCCTTTAGATTATGAACATTATTAACTACATCATTGACAACAAAGACACCCTCATTAGTACCCTTACTGCTATCGTTGCAGCGGCCTCAGCCATCGCAGCGCTGACCCCGACGCCTACCGATGATAGTTGGGCTGCTAAGCTCTACAAGGTCGTTGACTGGCTTGCTCTTAACGTAGGGAAAGCCAAAGACAAATGATCGGGTCGATCGTTAAGTTACTTATAGCCTTCCCGTCACTGGGGAGGCTTTTTCTTTCTATAAGAGATGAATACACTAAAGAGCTTGCTAATCGCAGGCACAATCGTCATCGCATCCTTATCAACAAGTGGGTGCACGACACTCAAGCCAAGCCGGATTCCCGAAATGATCCAGAGGCTTGATGCCCATGACTTTGACAAGGACGAGAAACAGACCATCTCTGCACTTCTTCACTACATTAACTACTTAGAGAATGAGTTGTAGTGCATGGTTCAGTGGCCCAGAGGTCCCCCAAGAGGACGCTGAGCCGATCTTAGCGATCTGCGTAGGGCATAGCCGTGCGGTAGACATGGGGGCTTCCTCGTGCGACAACACTACCACTGAGTGGGACTACAACCTACGGGTGGCTAAGGCAATGAAGGAGCACCTTGATGTTCCCAGTATGATTGTCTGTGAGTATCAAGGAGAGAACTACTTTGATGCCATGGAGTGGCTAGGGACGTTCTTAAAGACCAAGAAAGTCAAGGCGGCCATAGAGCTCCACTTTAACTCAGCAAGCGCGTCAGCACACGGCAGCGAGATGCTCTACTGGCACAAGTCCAGCAAGGGCAAGAAGATTGCTGAGTGTCTACAGGAGGTTGTTGTAAATGAATTTAAAACCAGGGACAGAGGCGTTAAGCCACGGACAAAGCAAGAGCGAGGCTCAAAGTTTCTCCGGGTTACTCCATGCCCCTCAGTGATCGCTGAGCCGTTCTTCGGGTCCAACATGGACGACTGGGATCAATTTAAACTTAATCACGATAGCTTAGGCGCTGCTTTGGCTAACGGATTCAACAACTACTATAATCATGTCCTCTATAATTGAAAGCGAGCAGCCTCTTTTAGTTCAAGAAGTAGAGCTCGAAGACATCGTAAGGATTGTGTTTCTTGACCATGCACAAGACTTAGGGAAACCCCTAGTATGCACCGTGTATGGCATCGTAGAGCATATAGATAAAACTTTCCTTAATGTAACGTGTTGGCACCCCTCCTACAGTGAAGACGACACTGAGGAGGATAACCGAACGACTTACACAATCATACGTGGGTGCATTCAGCAACTCTGCGTATTAAATTAAACTTTCATTGCGTCCAATAAACCCAAGGACATCAACCAATAAACCTTCAGCCTGATGCGTCAGACAACTGATCGTTTCGTTGGTGACTAACGACTACGGACAAAATAAACAAAACAAACTATAACCAAAACTTATTATGGCACTAGATAACTTCCCATCCATTCCGGGTAAAGTGAATGGCACAGGGGCACGAACTGCGCCTGCTGGCTCTCCGTCAGTAGACAACGCTCTGTTCCTTAAGGTATTTAGCGGTGAGATTCTTACAGCGTTTGATGAATCAAATGTTGCTAAAGACCTCATCATGACTCGCACGATTTCCAGTGGAAAGAGCGCACAGTTCCCAGTAACAGGCAAGGCAGAAGCCAAGTATCATGTTCCTGGTGATGACTTGTTAAACACAACGTCTGCATCAAACAAGGACTACTTGTCACAGATTGCTCACAACGAGAAGGTGATTAACATTGACGACATGCTCGTCGCTTCAACTCTTATTCCAAGAATTGACGAAGTTAAGAACCACTACGACCTCCGTAGCATCTACGGTAAGGAGCTCGGAAAGGCACTTGCTAAGCGTCTGGACATCCAGATCCTTAAGACAATGTTTGCTGCTGGTCTCACTACCACGGCTAACGTCACTGGAGGAGACATAGGAACTCAGCTTCTTGGTGCAGACACATTGACTGCTGGAGGACTTGTTGAAGCACTCTTTGAGTGTGCTCGTTCACTTGACGAGAAGGAAGTCCCCTCAGATGGTCGTTACGCTATCTTGACTCCGTTCCAGTATTACAAGCTGCTCACTGCTGACAACGTAGCAATCAACAAGGACACCTCGAGTGGTTCTGCTGATGCTGCTAAAGGTAGTATCCTTGAAGTTGCAGGAATCCGTCTCTTCAAGAGTCCACACATTGCTGGTGTTCAGGTTGCTGTAAGTGGCCAAAACGCTGATGATGCAAACGTTGCGAACTCTCCGTTTGAGGGGACTGCTGTGGCTAATGACGACGCTGGTTACAACGGTGACCTCTCTGGTATTGTTACTGGAGGAAGCGCCGTTAACGACCTTGGCTTCGTTGCTGGGCACTCATCTGCTGTTGGTTGCGTTAAGCTTCTCGACCTCGCTACTGAGTCCGAGTATCTCATTGAGCGCCAGTCCACCTTGTTCGTTGCTAAGTATGCAATGGGCCTTGGTGTTCTTCGCCCTGAGTCTGCTGTTGTGGTTAACACTACTGCATCTGCTGCTAGCTAATAGCACTTACTAAATTCATGCCTCGTCCTCATTAAGTTGGGGACGGGGTATTTTTTCATTTTTACAATTATGCCACTCACTACAAAACTCGAAGCCGTCAATACGATGCTGGGTAACATTGGGGAAAGCCCGGTGACTCAAATCACTGTTACTTCCACTCTGCCTATCTCTGCGGTTACCGCGATCACCGTGTTAGACGAAGTCAGTCGCGAGGTTCAATCAGAGGGATGGCACTTCAATACGGTCAATAAGCAGACGCTTAGCCCCAACAGCAGCAATGAGATCGTTCTTGCGGCTGACATTATGCACGTAGATACCTTGGATAACTCTAAGGACATTGTGCAACGCGGAGGCAAGCTGTTTAACCGTGAAGACAACACATTTACTTTCACAGGAGACATTGACGTTCGGTTAATGTTCCTTTTAGATTTCACTGATCTCCACGAACAAGCACGGAGATACATTACACTCAAAGCCTCAAGGGTCTTTCAGGCACGCACTGTCGGGTCTCAGGAGCTTGAGCAACAGATCCTACGGGATGAACTTAAAGCACGCTATAACCTCGAGGAGATGGACGGCCAAGGAGCCGACAGAACTATCTTTGATAACTACGACGTTGCGTCTTGCCTTGGTATTAACCGCAACTACGATCTACTCTAATAATGCCTTTAATTAATACATCATTACCAAACCTTATTCAGGGGGTTAGCCAGCAGCCCGATGCCACACGGTTCTCAGGACAATGCGACGATCAGGTTAACTTCATGAGTAGTGTTGTTGATGGATTAACAAAACGCAACGGCACTAGGTTTGTTAAGAAACTCTTTGGGACTGACGCAGCGATCTCAGCGGACAGCTTTATTCACTTTGTTAACCGAAGTGAAACTGAGCGCTATGTTCTCATCCACGATGGCACTAAGTTCCACGCTTACAACGTGCTTAGTGGGGACGAGGCGACTATCAATGACGCCACAGGAGGCTACACGACTGCTGGGACTTATCTAGATGTATCAGCAAGCACCACCAACGCACGGGACACACTTAGGGCTACAACAGTGGCTGACGGGACGTTTCTCATCAACAGAAGCTCCACCGTTTCAGTAGATCAAACTACGCGTTCTTCTTCGTTAGATAAAGAAGCGCTGATCTTTGTGAAGCAAGGAGACTACGAGAAAGAATATTCGCTTGAGGTTAACTATAGCTCAAAGACACCTGCTACTGCACAGTTGACATTAACTTATAAAAGATCTGGTAGATTTAAGTATACACTTAGTTCAACGAGTAATGTTTCTGTAACTGGGGGTGGTGGTTCTGGGTATGTAAATCAAGATATTTATAAAGTCTTTTCGTATCCTACGACTAAGTCAATAGGTGGGGTGTCATATAATATAGGCCTTGGATCGGCTGGAGACACAACTGTCAAAGTAACAGCAGATGCAAATGGAACTATATCCGCTGCGTCTATTGAAGACATAGGTCGTATTATAAACTTCCAAAAACCAGGGTCTTTAGCTGTTTCAGACGTAGGGGCGACTGTCTCTATTACAGTGACCTTAGAAGAGTCTCCGGGTTTAGGAGGAGTGACGCAATATGATAACACCAAGCATGTAACTATTTACTCGGAAAACACTGGTAAAAGTTACCACGCGGACACTACTAGAATTACTGAAGTTTTACAAAGAGGGCACCATACTACTTTGGACCCTAACTATGGAGGATCATCTGGGCATATACCCAGCGGATTCGGTGGATTTGAAGACAGGTTCCCTGGGATAGGCGCAGGAACAAACGCCGAGTTTACATTGACCCGTGAGGGCAACTTGATTGTTCTTAAACGTAAGTTAGATTCTAGCAACAACGAGCAAAGTGACTTCACGATAAAAGCTAAGGACGGACTTGGAGGCGGAGCACTCGGAGCCGTCTATAAAGAAGTAGGCGCAATCACTGATCTCCCGTTGTTTGCTAAGAACGGCTTCCGGGTCAAGGTGCGCGGGGATGGTGAGCTTGCTGCTGACGACTACTACGTCGAGTTTAAAACAGACGATGAGAACCAAGAGATCGGGCCAGGCTCGTGGGTTGAGACCGTTGCTCCTGACATTCTTCTTAATTACAAGGAAACAAGCTTACCTTTGTTTATCACTAACACAGGGCTAAATGAATTTAAGTTGGAACACCTTAAGACTGCACTGCGCAGTGTAGGTGATGAAATAAGTAATCCGTTCGCATCGTTTTCTGACCAAACAATCCAGAACAGTGTGTTCTTTAAGAATCGCTTAGGGTTTGTCTGTGGTAGTAACGTAATACTTTCCGAAGCCGGGCTAGGCCGAGTGAATGACAAGGGGATCTTTGAGTATAACTTTGGTCGAACAACAGTCACAACCCTTCTTGACTCGGACCCGATTGACGTCATTGTCGAGTCTGACCGAGTCACTGACATTACGGCGGCTGCTGCATCCCAAGAAAACCTTATCTTGTTCTCAAAGAATGGGCAGTTTGTTCTCAAAGGCGAAGACCTACTGACGCCACGCACGGTCTCAGTAAAGCCCATCACGAACTTCGAGTATAACAATGAGACCGACCCTGTGTCTGTCGGTTCATATATTTATTATCCATTTGACTTAGGGAACAACACAGGCATCAGAGAGTTTTCACTCAACAAGACCACAGACGTCTATGAGTCCAACGAGATCACTGAGCAAGTCCCCAGGTATATCCCTAAGGACATCACGTATTTCTCTGGGTCACTCTCAGAAAACCTACTAGGGATCTTATCCAAAGACGAAGACCAGACCCTTTACATGTATCGTTACTTCTTTAGTGAGAACAAGAAGGTGTTGAGTTCATGGTTCAAGTGGGACTTTGGGGTAAACATTAAGGGCTTTGAGTTCATCGACTCGACTTTGTATATTGTTGCTACCAATGACACTGCTGGGGAAACTTACATCCTCAATATGCCTCTTAACTTTGATGGGGAAGACGAAGGGCTTGCTACACACGCTCTTAATGGAAGTGCTGTCACCACATCTCTTGTAACCTCCTCAGATGACAATGTTACACACTTAGACATGCGTTTCCCTGGGATGGTATATAATAATAAAATTACTTTCCCTACGTTTACGGGAGGTGCCACTAGGCCACTAAGGTCCTCTATGTCTGGGTTTTCTTTAACCCCTACACCTCCCCCTGCGCCTTTTACTGTTCCAACTTCGTTTACTGTTTACACAGACCGGGGAGTATTTGTTCCTACTACAACAGATTCATCAGGAAGAATTACACTGTCTACTGCTGGCTTCGTTCCTGCCTTTACAGCAGTTTGGGTTGGATTTAAGTTCACCAGTTCTTACACGTTCTCTGAGCAGATCTTTAAGGCCCAGGCAGGCCAAGCCCGGACACCTAACGCTTCGGCCAAGCAGTTCATCAAGAACCTATCGCTTTACCATACGCAAACCTCAGACTATAAGATCAAGGTGACACCAGATAAACGAGCACAGTATACTAACGAGTTCCCTGAGTCGTTCACGGGCACCGGGAGCTCACTACGCACGGAGCTCAAAGACGGATTCTTTAGGGCCCCTGTGTTTACCTCTAGTGAAAACGTAGAGATTAAACTGGAGAACGATGGCACCAAGCCTAGTAACTTCCAGTCTGCTGA